GAACCTCCAGGTCCACCTCTATAACCATTGTTAGCATTCCATGGGCTTCCGCAAGATGCGTTTAAAGGTACAGCACCTCCAGATGATTGAATAAGAGAACCTAAACTTGATGGGGTACCATAACCTGCACCATCTAAAGCTGGGGGTGATGTGTCAATAGGATAAGCAGTTCCACCTGTAGAAGTTCCTCCTCCTCCAACTGTAATTGTATAAGCTGAAGAAGAACATGCAACAACTGCACATCCTTGTAATGGTGCTGGACCATAACCAGAAGCTCTATAGCCTCCAGCTCCACCTCCAGCAAATAATTGTCCTGCTCCGCCTCCAGCGACTACTAAATAATTTAAAGTGACTGATTGAATAATAGTTCCATCAGGCCATGTTCCCTCAGATTGTGCAGTACCAGCTTGAGACATTGGCCAAACTCCTCTTGCATTATTTTTTTCTTTTACGATAACGATACCAGATCCACCGGCATATCCAGGTGAAGAAGAATATTTTGCGCCACCACCGCCTCCGGTGTTAGCACATCCAGCAGAACCTGCTTGAACAGGAGATTGTCTTGCACCATCTCCTCCACCACCAGATCCACCAGAACCTTTTGTGTTTTGATAAATAGCTCCGCCACCACCGCCGCCTCTAGCGACAGGTGATCCTGTAATACAACTTGTTAAACCTGCTCCACCGTTTCCTGCAGAAGATGTTCCTGATCCATTTCCTCCGACAGCTCCGGCTCCTCCGCCGCCTCCGCCGCCATTTGATCCGCCATCGGCGCTAGCAATTCCACCGTTATTACCTTGAAGGGCTACGCCAGTTCCAATACCGAAAGGATAACTTGCTCCTCCAGCTGCTCCACCAGATCCACCTGGTCTAGCTTCAGAATCAGCTTCGGGACCTGAGTCTCCTCCACCGCCTCCGCCGCCGCAAGCAGTAATAGTTGTCATTCCAGTTCCTGCAATAGAAGAATTAGTTCCGTCATTTCCAGCGTTACCACCAGTTGTTTCAGCAGATCCTCCGCCTCCAACTTGAACGTTAAGAGTTGTGTTTCCTTTTGTTGATACAGGTTTTAAAGTAGTTTGTGCACCGCCTCCAGAATTTTCTCCGGAAACAGAATTTAAATATCCGCCAGCTCCGCCACCTCCGGCTCCTCCAGCTAAACCACCAGATCCTCCACCACCGATAACAAGATAATCCATTAATCTTGTTCCAGTTCCAAGAGGTGCACTAGTGTTAGTAGCGGTATAAGATGTAACTTTACATTTTCCAAAAGAAGCACAATTGGCTACACCAATCATTCCTCCTTCAGCTTTACTAATTTTTGTGAGTTTGTTTATTCCAGCCATGGGTTATTATCCCCCTGTTGCATCCCAAGCTGATGTGCTAGGATTCCATTCATATTGATTTCCACTTCTGTAACCTATCCACTGTTGATTCGCTTCACTCCATTCTATTCTATAAGCAAATTGTTCTCCATCGATTTCTTCAAATTCGACTGAAGGACGAGCAATAGGTGGATCCCATTTCCAATCAGTTGTGTTTAATGTCCAAGACGCATAAGGTTGTTGTGTATAAAATACATCATTTTCAGGATCATATACTGCACCTCGTCCTGCATATCTAATTCTAAAATTGTTGTTGTAAGATGTTTGTTTCCATTCACCACCACCAAAAAGTTTTTTACAATAAAACTCTCCATCCGGGTGCATGTCGTTTTGACCTAAAGTAGTTAAACCTGCAGGAACATCATTTCCTATAACAACTACTCTTTTGACAATGAGTTTGTCTTCGGTAGTGAAACCTGTTGGATCTTGTTTTAATTCTAGTTCAGCAAAGTGTGCCATTGTTTTTTAATCTCCCTACGCATTATCTATTACTTCATAAGAAACGAACAAATCTAAATCGCCAGCAGCACTTGCCCCGCCTTTTAGAATATCAGCTTCCATTAAATACATAGGTGAGTCTACAACAACGAGAGTTGAATCTGCAGGCACGTTAACAGTTTTAGCTAGATAGACTGTAGCGTCTTGACCGTTAGCTGTAATTCCAGCTGCCCCAGCGCCTAAGCCATCAACAAATAAATCAAAAGTTGCATCGTTTGTTCCGTCAACGTTTGCTACTGTGATTCTATTTATTTTTACTAATTTATTTGCATCAACAGTCAACAAAGTATCTGTTGCTGTTGCTGTTAAATTAAATCCTAAATTTCCGCCTAAAATATTTGTTACTGCTACTATATTTGGGTTTGCCATTTTTTATTCTCCTTTAATCTTTTTATCCGAAAACTATTGCCATTGCAATAGCTTTTCCCATCACTGATTGCATTGTTGGCGCTGCTCCAGATCCGTTTGATGTTAATACAAAACCACTAGTTGACTCAGCAACAGCTCCAAAAGCGCCAGAACTATTGATCTGCACTTGTCCTGTTGTGCCAGCTGGACTAGTAGTTAATGAAATTTCTTCTATATTAGGGTTTGTGCCATCGTCACCTTTAGCTGATAATATTTTCCAACCTTTATCAGTTGTTCCCCATGTTACACTTGTTCCTGAACCAGAAACATATTGGAACTCTACAGTGTATCCACCCGAAGTTCCGTTTTTAACATAATAAAAATTTTCTATGTCTAATGGAATTGATACAGTTATATTTCCTGTAATTGATCCTGATAAAACAATTACTCTGGCTGCACCATTTGCACCAGTGTCTCCATCTGTAATAGTAAGGTTTGTATTTCCTGTTCCAGAAACAGTTACTGAAGCATATCCTCCAGATATTTGTTCAAAAATTTGTAAATTTTTATTGGTTTTGTTACCCCATGTACCAGCGTTTTCGCCGGTAGCCATAAGTTCTACGCCAAGAGGTGTATAAGTTGATGCCATTTGTTAAAATCTCCTAGTTTGTTTCTTTATATTGTTTATTTAGTTTCATGTCAAACATAATTATGCATATGTTTTATCTACCCAAGTATTGCCTGTATAAGGTGTTTTATCTCCCCAATATTTAAGTACTATTTTAGCGTCATTTAAACTCGTTGTAGCAGTTAATCCTAGCCCTGATAAATCTGCATTAGTTTGCTGGACTGTAGTTAAAGTTCCCAAACTACTTGTAGCTGCACGTCCTGTTAAAGAAACTGCAGTGTTATTGTTAATAGTTACCGATCCTACAGATGAAGTGGCACTTAGTCCAGTAGGTTGAATTAATGGAGCAGATGTAACTGCCACTGTTCCAACCGCTGTAGATGCACTTAATCCAGTTACACCCATTACACTTGCAGGACTTAAACTTCCTACTGTTGAAGTTGCAGACAATGCTGGCATACCAACTATCTGTGCGGCAGCTGTTACTTGACCAACAGAAGCAGTTGCAGATAAACCTGATAAAGTAAACGTGGCATCTGATTTAACTGTTAATGAACCAAGGGTTGATGTAGCTGCACGTCCTGTTAAACCCATTAATTGATCTGGAAGAGTTATTGATCCAACTGAAGACGTTGCAGATAAACCAGTTAATGTAAATTGTGCAGCTTCTACAGAACCCCAACCATTAATACCCCAAGATAATGTACCCCATCCTGGTTTTGTTACTACGCTTTCGCTAGGTAAATTTACAGATGAAGTTGCAGATAACCCTGTTAATGTAACATTGATACCAGACTGACCCCAGTTTTCAACACCCCACCTGTCACTACCCCAACCACTTTCTGGGAATGTTTCTACTGAACCAACAGAAGATGTTGCAGTTAAACCAGTTAAAGTTACAACAACATCATCTTGACTATTCCAAGTGTTTTGTCCCCATTGCAACACACCCCAAGTATCTGGGTCTACAGTGTTTGCTTGACCACCCATGTTTGGGTGGATTGAACAATAATAATAAAGTTGTGGTGCGCTATCTGCTACAACTATCGTAGTTTGAGTTGAACTGTTGTGAGTTACGCCAGTAGTATACTCACTTCCCCCATTATGTGTACCATCGTCGGTTGTTGAAAATCTAAAAGGGTGAGCTGAAGGATAATTAAATACGTAAGTATAACCCTCTGCAAGATTTATAGTGGCTTGTTGATCTCCATCAATAAAATATTTATTGCCACCATCGGCGTATGCTACCGTGACTGTGAATGTTCGGATTGCCGACATAAGGACTTACTCCTTATGCTATCTGAATGATCGCGTTACCTGCAGTTTGTGCTGGAAATTCAATAGTGAAAGTTCCGCTTGTTACAGTTTTGTCTGAACCGAAGTTTACGACACATACAGCTTTGTTAGAATTAGTTGAATTGTAAATTAAACAACCTCTTGCTGTAAAAGAAGCAGAAGTCCATGATGTATTTGCAAATTTACAACACGCAGTGTCTGTAGATAAAACTGGAGTCGTACTTGTTAAATTGTTTCCACCTGCAGAATATCCAGATGCAGTTGTTGTTACTTCGTAAGTGTTTGTCGGATTAGCTGTTGCGTCCGATGGTGCAGTATAAGCAGTAGTTGCTTTACTCAATGTAGCTGAGTCGCTTGAGTATAATGATAATTTAAATTGGTCTGCCCCACCAGTAAAGTTGTGACCCTCTACTAAAATTTCTTGTTTGAAACTATTACATATAGCCGATGTTATTGTCATAATTTTTCTCCCATTATTGAGGCGGTGACTCGATTGGTATTCTTATTGTTCCATCCGTGTAATCGTCTCGTCTTCTTCTTCCAACTTGCATTGCTGCAAACTTTTGTAGTTCAGTTTTATACTTTTGTTCATATAATGTCAACATATCAGTTGGACCTTTTAAAAAAGAATATGCCTCTACTAAACAAGCATATAAAAGACCTTGTGGAAAGTATTGACTAACATAAGTCGTTGTATTACTTCCTGATAAAGCCTGTGGAAGTTTATTCCAAGAAATAGTAACTAAATAATTAGCATCTGGTGTAGGAGCCACTAAAATAGCTCCTGATGTAGTAGAACTTGTTCCTGTAGCTCCACCATACATGGCGTAGTATTTAGGTAATCCTGTTACATCCTGTCCAGTTTGGGAACCTTTATCACCTGTTAATTCTCCTACATATTCTTGTATAAACGTTTGATCTCTTCTTTCCAACCACTGACCTTGAATTGTATCTGATGTAGTTGAATTAAAAACTTGTACACCTCTTACAAACAAACATTCAGGAGGAACGGCTAGAGAATTAGTATCAGTTGCAAATTGAGAATCAGATCTAACTCTGTCAGAATCCATGGGCAAATCATATGCAATTCTATATTCAGAATCCATTATAAACCCATCAATAATACCTTGAGTAAAAACATTAGAGTCTACTTCTGTGTAGTCTCTAATTGCTGTTGTTAATGTTGCGTATGTCCATCCTGCCATAATTAACCTCTATCATTAACGGGTCCAATTGTACACTGAAAACCGCCTCCTGTTTCTGTGCTTCCAGCATTAGATACTAAAGGCACTGTTATAGAATTATATAAAGTTCTTGTAGCAGGTTGAGCTCCTGTAGCTTCTGTTGTTGCAATTGCCGTTGCTAGATAAGAACCAAATACTTTTGCTCCGTTTGCATGAGATCCAGCTGTTGTGTTTGATGGTGTTATTCCTCTAAAAGGTGCAGCTGTTCCACGTGTACACCCTGTTAAATTATTTCCAGCTTTACCTGTATATTGAATAGTTTCATTTTCAAATGCACCACTTGTACTATTTACTTTTTCAATAACTATAAATCCTGATGTTGGAAAAGCAGTAGCATCATCTAAAACAATTGTAGTAGCTGTATCACTAATTGCACCATTTAATACTGCGGATAATTCTAATGTGGCTATAGCAACACCACCTACAATATTTTTAACAGCTTGAAATCTTACATGAGATGTTCCTTCGTGTATTTGATTAGAAGGATAAGATACACTTAAAGTTGGTGAACCACCTGTTGTTGTAAAAGGATTGTTAGGTAAAATATCTTGTACAGGAAACTCTACTCTTGCGGGTCTTGCGTTTTTTAAAGCTTGTGGATCAGCTCCTACAGGATGTGGTTGTAATTGTGGTTGTTTAGGTTCAAATTCAGAAATATGTACAAGAGCACCGGTCCATTCTTTTACCATTTCTTTATATGGAAAAGCTGCACCTGATCTATCTGATATTGCTAATGCTCTGCTTCCTTTTGCAAATCTTGCCATTATACATTTGGATAATAAGTTTTCGGTGTAATAAACGTACTCGCTGCTGATCCATCCTCCGATAGTGCTCTTGCTAATTCATCTTCATATAATAATTTCATTTCTTGTGTTCTTTGTGGTGCAAACTTCATAGATAAATAATAAGACAATCCTGAAATCATGCATGGTACAAATCTAAAAGGTGTGTCACTTGCGTTAGTGTAAGCTCCTGCATCATCAATTCTTTTTACATAATAAACGTTTAAAAAATTTGATGCAGCAGTTGAATTAGGTAAAGGATAAATAGTTATTGTAACTTTATCAATAAATCTTTGAACCCAAAATTGTGAAGGTGTTCCAAGAGAAGTTTTGTTTGCTGTTGCAGAGTATGCATCTCTTGCAACTTTAGTTAAACCAATATCCGATTGATTAGTTGTATTATAATTTTGTCTGTAAGTAACATTTAAAATATCTGAAATTCCATAAACGTTTGCGGTAGGAACTGTTGTTGCTTGTGGTGGTTCATTACCTGCAGGTACGTCTGTTGAATTTCTATAAAAAGTATAAACACCAGATCCTTCAGCAGTAGCATCAATATTTGTTGTAGAACCTACAACTAAATTAACATTAGTGTTTCCTACTTCCCAAAAATGTATTCCTCTGTTACCCCATTCTTGAAAAAGAATATTGAGTGATCTTCTTGCAGTTTTTATTTGATGACCTGCTGTTCCTACAAGACCAAGACGCTCGTATGCATCTGCAATAATTTCGTCTATTGAAAAATCTTGATCAAAAGAGTAAGACGAGGATGTTGTATTCGCCATTAATTACTCCTTTAAAAAGTCCCGACTACGTAACAAAAATCACAGTTAGCTAAAACAACGTAACAACCAGTATCAGCATAAATACCAACACCTGGCATTTTAAATTCATGCACATGATCAGCAGCTGTTCCAAACTTACCATGAAAAATTAATTTAGCAGCTGTAGCACTAGAACCAATTTCATTGTAAATTTTTATTTCTGCATTAGCAGCAGATGCTTGTCCAAAAACTGTCATGACCTGCGCTTTAGTAATATTAGTAGCAGATCCACCAACTAATTTTTGAAGCTGACCGCTTGTTGTTAAAACAACGCTTTGTCTAACTTTTGAAATAGATGACATATTTTATTCTCCTTAAAATTTGTATGGGGCCGAAGCCCCACACTAAATTATTTATTACTCAGTATCTGAAGAACTTGAAATTCCAAATACTTTTACTTTAATTACTGTATCACTTCCAGGATCTCCTGATAGTGTAACAGTTAAAGTAGCTGGCGCAGCAGTAGCTGCAGTAGCAGCTCCACCAAGAGCTACTAAACCATCTGTACCATTACAAGCAAAATGACCTTTGAAGCCTGCTGTATTTGCAGCAACGTTAATACCATCTAAGTATCCGTCTGTGTCTCCAGTAACTCCTAAGTCTGCAACGTTAACTGCGTTAGTAGATGCTGTAGTAACAACAACGACTGCAGAAACTGCGATGAAGTTTGTAGGTAATGTATCAGAACTAGTTCCAGTAGTTGCACCATTTGCAACTGTTAGACTTTTTTCAATTACTTCTAAACCAATATCAGTAATTTTTGCACCTGTACTAGTGTTAAAGTTTACTATATCAAAACCGTTTTCTGATCTAACCGGTCCTGTAAATGTAGTATTTGCCATAATTTTATCCTCCTAGTTTCCGAACATAGTCTCTAGGCCGTCGACTATACGCGTCTATGTTCTAATTAATTGTATAGTAAAAAAACTATATACTACATTTT